TCATGGGTTTACATGTTTCTTCTTTTGTTCTCCCCGGACGGCCGCGCGCCGGGAAGCTTCGCGGGTGTAGTGTTCGACCTCCTCGAGCGCGATGTGACCCGTCCAGGCCGCGATCTGGTGAACAGTCGCGCCCGCCTCTGCCAGAAGCTTCGCTCGGCTCTTGCGGAGACCGTGCGCCGACTTCTCGATCCCCAATTTCGACGCCGCATTCGATATGACGTGACCCAGCGCCTTTTCGGACCTTGTTGTCCCGTATGCCGTTGCCAGAAAGGTCATATGCCGTTCCGCGCGGGCCTCAAGAGCCGCAAAGAGCATCTTGCGATCCACTTCCATTCGAACCGCATAGGCCGGGAGGAGGCAGGTCCATGGCACGAAAGCCGGTTCACCCGTCTTCTTCTGTGTGAATTGCAGTACCCCGTCGCGCCCGACCATGCCTGGGCCGATCTTCACCGCATCGCTGATCCTTGCTCCGGTCCAAAAGACCATCTCGAAGCATAGCCGTTGCACGGAACCGACCGGCCAGTGCGCGCGGAATCGGTCAATTTCTGCATCGCTCCAGGCGGGATGCCCTATCGTCTTGGGAATCGGCTTGCGCTTGACGGCGAGCGACGGATCGCGAGTCAGGAACCCGTTGATCTTCCCCCATTTGCATATCAGTCGCCATGCCTTGAGCCGGTCCGCAGCCGCATTCGGGCATAGCGGCGACAGATCCGCTTCGACATCCTGCTCGCGAAGATCCCGCGCGAGTGCGTCTTCCGCCTGCGCTTTGATGGCGTCCGCGTGGCGCCGTATGGTGCGCCGATAGCTTTCCGAACGGGACAAGTGGTCCCGGCTTCCAAGAAACCCCTCGATCATCAAGGCAATGGATCCTGATTTTGCGCGGGTGGGCTTCGGTGCTGACGCTATCGCTTGAGCATAGGCGGCGAGAAACTCCGGGTCGTCCAAAGGCAAATCGGGCAGCCGAACGCGCTCCGCCCCTGGCAACCGGAGATAGAGGTACGTTCGACCTCCCTTGCGGATGGTCTGAATATGCCGGAGCGTCACGACGCCCGCCGCCCGAACTTGCCGTGACATGTGTTCACCTCCGCTTGCCCCCCTTCAGTGGCAAGCGAGTCGGCAAAAGCGTCAAGGTCAAGCCTGTCGAACAAGCGTTTCGCGCCGACAATCCGCCTTGGCAGATCCAACGAACGCAACGTGCTTTCCGACACCCCCAGATAGTGTGCCGCCTGCGGAGCTGGCATCAGGCGGGGCGCGAAATCACGCGTGATCGCCATCGGTCCCACCCTCCCTGCTGATCGCGCCAATCCCTTCGCATCGCGGGCAGTTCGGACAGGGCGGTGCCTCAGCCCTCCTGCCTTCCAGCGCTTCGACGCGGGCCTGCAGCTCGGCGATCTCGACGATCAGGCCCGCCAGCTCGTCGCAATTGTGCCGGGCGAGGCTCTCGATCTCCTCGATCCGGTCGGGTGTGGTCTCTGGCATCAGGCGGCCTCCTGTCTTGCGTCGCCGCCCCATTGGCTGGCCGCGGCGGCGGCAAGGCCCTCGAAGGTGCGGCTGCGGATCTTCCAGCGGTCGGGGCCGGGCGGGGCCCGGTGGACCGCGCTCCAGCGCTTGTGTGCCTCGGTGCCGGGCGCGGGCGGGGTCAGGCGGTCGGTGGCGCTCAGCGGCGCGAGGCCGCGGAGGTAAAGCCCGGTGGCCTTGAAGAAGGGTTCGCCGAACCACCAGGGTTGGACGATCTGCGGTTTCGGCAGATCGGCGGGCAGGCGCGCGCGGCCATGTGGGTGCATCACCGGGTTCTCGACCGCGACGCGCGGGATCGGCGCCTGCCAGCAGGCCGAGAAGAGCGCAGCACCCTCGTCGAGCAGCCGCCACATGATGGCGCGGCGGGCCTCTTCGGGCAGGCTGGGCCAGGCGGCCTTTTCGTCCGGCTGCGCCTCGGCCGGGGCGTTGGTCGGCGGCACATGCAGCCAGCGCACGCCCGAGTTGCAGAGCCGGGTGCAGGGCGGGTGCATGACCGCGAGCAGATCCCAGCCCAGGTCCAGCACGTCGCGGATATCGCAGATCATGTGCCGGTTCGTGGCATCCTCGGCGGGCAGCAGGTCGCAGGACCAGACATCGTGCCCGCGCGCGGCAAAGGCCCGGCGCATCACGCCCGAGGTCTCGCAGCCGATCAGGATCTTCAGGGGAAAGCCGGTCTCAGGCATCGGGGCAAAGCCTTTGCGCCGCCTCCATCCAGTTTCGGGCGGCCTCGGCCTCGTCGCGGCCGGTGGCGGTCAGCCCGAAAAGCTGGATCTCGTAGAAGGCCACCCGCCCGGGCGTGGCAGGGATCTCGATCCCGTGGCGGCGAAGCGCGCCGCGGATGGCGGCGAGGCGGACCTCGGGGGCGGCGCTCTGCCATTCGCCGACGAAGGCGGCCAGCGCCTCGGGTGGCGGGGCGGCGGCGAGGATCGTGTCCATCAGAGGCCGCCCTGGGCGATGCCCGCCAGCGTGATGCCGCCCTAGGCCGAGCCGACGAAGAGCGCGCCAATCAGGGCGCCGAGCAGCGCGTCGCGCCAGGTGCCGAAGCCATAATTTGCTGGAAGGTCGGGGATTTTGGGCATGCGGGGCATGGGGTCCTCCGGATCTGGGCATGGGATGAGGGCCGACACGCGGCCCGCACCGATGCTCAGAGACCGGCGTTCTCGCTGTCGCCGCCCTCGGTTTCGCCCGGATCGGCGGGCTCGGGATCGGCGGCCTCGACCTCCTTCGGGTCGGTTCCGGTGGCGGCGCGGTAATAGATGCAGCCCGGGGCGTGCGTGCGTTCGAAGGCGTTGGTGCCCGCGATGGCGGCAAAGCAGCCCGCGCCATCGGCCGAGGGCTGGCGGATCGCCGACAGATCCTCGGTGGCATTGACGGCGGCGAGCGCGGGCGCGGCCAGCAGGGCCAGCGCGGCGGTGGTGGTCAGGATGGTCTTCATGGGTGATCTCCTTCGAGTTGCTTCGATGGAGGCCATCAGATACCTGTCAGGTATATACCGGTCAAGAATAAATTATTCCCAACAGGTATTGTCTTCGGTCACAATGTCCGATTGAACTCTCCGCGTCTCATGGCGGAGGGCTCCTGCGGGGGCAGTTTCCTGGAGGTTAGAGTGGCAGATTCAGCGAAAGAGTTCGAAGACCTGCTGGCGCAGATGGACCGTCAGACGCTGTTCGCGTTCATTGATTTGGCTGGACCTGGGATGCCAGCAAGGTCTGCGCCAGATCAAGCCAGCCCTGTTGCCGGTCCTTCGGAAGGCTTCGAAATGCCTCCAGAAGTGCGGTCTCTGCGGCGGATCGGTCGTCTGAAAACAGATCGCTGAGACTTACGCCGAGAGCTGCTGCGACTTGCCTGAGGACGCGGAGCGTAACCGCATCATTCCCGCGCTCGATCCTTGAGATCGTCGGTTGCTCAACCCCGGCGAGCTCCGCGAGATCGGCTTGGGATAGCCCTTTGGATCGTCTTATTTCGGCAACTCTCATGGCAGCATCCTACAGGCCCGTGACGGCCGAACAAATTCTCCATCGGTATAATTATGCTTGCAGGGTATATACCTGATGGGTATATCCTGCGGGCATGAACGCTCTCGCCTCGTATCTTCAAGCACGATCACTGACCCAGACGCAGTTTGCGCGGACCATCGGCGTCAAGCAGCCGCTTGTTTCGAAACTGGTCAGAGGCCTGTCCCAGCCAAGCCCTGAACTTGCCGTAAGGATCGCCCGCGCAACGCAAGGCGTAGTGCCCTTCTACAGCTGGCCCGCGTACTCGCCGTTCAAACCACAAGAGGTGGGAGCAGCGGACTTTGAGAGGGGGGCAGGATGTTGAGCGCCACGCCATGCTTTCATTCTGGGCGCAGCACACCGGCGGCGTCCTCTCCATCGATTTCGACCCCGAGTCATTTTGCACGAAGCCACCATAGGGATGTCGCTATGCAAAAGTCCTTCCAGAATTTGCGCGACCCGCAGGAGCGGGAGCGGAAGTGGTTCGCCTCGCTTCTGTGGCGGTCCTTCCCCGAAGCGACCAGCGAGGCCGAGCTGGCTGATCTGGTGGCCGAGGCGCTGACCACGGCGCAGCGGCCGGTGAACCCGCGCACGGTGCGGAACTGGCTGCGCTCCGAGAACGCGCCGGGGCTGCATTACGTCCTGGCGGTGCTGGCGCTCGCGGGCGCTGAGACCGTCTTCGAACTCTTCGACCCGGAGCATACGGCATGACACTGGCAATTCGGATCTACTGGCGCGTCGCCGGACGCTTCAACCAGGTGCGCGCGGGCAGAGCCCGCGCCGCAGCCCGGGTTTTCGAGGCGCGGGCGGAAAAGTTTTTGGCGCGGTTCAAGGGGGGCCGGGCATGACCGGGCGGGCCGGGGTCGCGGCCGAGTTTCAGGCAACAGGAGCGGAACATGGGACTTATGGAAATGTTGGCCCTCATCCTCGGTATGCAGTTTTCGCTGAGCGTGATCTTCCTAGGCGCCCTCATCTGGGGCATGCGCCACATGGCCGAGACCAGACGCCGCCTGGACGCGGAAACTGCGGATTTCGACAGGAAACATGCCCGGTTCAAAAGGACGATGAGCCGGCTTCAGTAACGCCCCGCCGCAACTGCTTGACCCATAACGCCATTCGGGGCCTCGGCCCCGTCTCCGCCGCCCGGCCGGACGCCGGGCACCTCCCTGAAGAACTGCCGGGCGGCCTCTCCTCCCCCTCGGGCTGCCCGGCCCTTTTCGGGACGGCAGCATGACCGCGCCCAGATCCGAATTCGTGCAGATGGGGCTGGCCATCACGGCGGCGGCGATGTCGGCACGGCAGGGGGCGCTTGGCCTGCGCGCCCAGCTGACCCTTGCGCGGGCCGCCCTCAAGACCCCCGACGCAGATTTGCGCGCGGCGGTCAGTCGGTTTCTCGACGCCCACGACCGGAACCCGACCGAAGCAGGGGAAACCTTGCTGGCGGTGATCCACGGGCGCTGCGCCGACACGCCCGCGCGCCATGCCTGGCAGGAGAGGGCCGATCTCGATGGCTGAGGCGCCGCTGACCCGGGCCGATCAGGTGCTGATCGCCGCCGCCGCGGCGCTGGCCGTGCCGCCGGTGATGGACCGCGATGTGACCGCGCGACGGATGACCATGGCGCTCGACGTGATCCCGCATATCGACCTCAACGGCCCGACCTACGGCCTCGCCTTCGAGATCGAGGCGATGGACCGCGCCCGCCGGGCCGAGGATGGTTCGGCCTTTTCCGACAGCCACTGGCGGCTGCGCATGGCCGTGGCCCGCTTCTTCGAGACCCGCGCGGCGCATGCCCATGAGCGCTGGCGCCACGAGACCGGCCGAGGCTAGCGGAATGACCCCGCTGGAGGACCCCCGACTGGCCGAGGCGCGCGCGCTGCCGATTGCCGAGGTGGCAGAGCGGCTCGGCATCGCCGGGCTGAAGCCGCCGCAGGGGATCGAGCGCGTCGGCCCCTGCCCCGTTTGCGGCGGCCGCGACCGCTTCGGGATCAACACCGCCCGCAATGTCTATAACTGTCGCCATTGCGGCGGCGGCGATGCCATCGCGCTGGTCGAGCTGGTCAAGGGCTGCGAGTTCCGCGCCGCGCTCGACTGGCTGATGGGCGCGCGCGAGGTCGAGATCGACCCGGCCGAGCTGGCCCGGCGCAAGGCCGCCCGCGACCGGCAGGAACGTCAGCGCGCGGATCAGGCCGAGGCCGCCCGCAAGAATGCCATCGCCCAGGCCCGCGCCATCTGGCAGGCCTGCCGCCCGGCCGAGGACAGCCCGGTGCGCGACTATCTCGCGCGCCGCGGGATCACCCGGGCGCTGTTGCCCGAACTGCCCGCCTGTCTGCGGTTCCACCCCGACCTGCCCTACATGGTGCCCACCGCCGGGAACCGGGGCAGCTGGCGCGAGATCCATCGCGGCCCGGCCATGGTCGCCCTGGTGCAGGCGCCGGGCGGCCGGGGCAGCGGCATCCACCGCACCTGGCTCGACCTCGGCCAGCCGAAGGGCAAGGCGGTGATCATCCATGAGGGCGAGAGCCTCGCCGCGAAGAAGACGCTGGGCTCGGTCAAGGGCGGCGCGATCCGGCTGGCCCGGTCCAGCGGCACCCGGGCGATGGTGGTCGGCGAAGGGATCGAGACCACGCTGACCGCGCTCGTCGCGGGCGGGCTGCCGGGGGCCGCCTATTGGGCCGGGATCTCGCTTGGCAACATGGCGGGCCGCCGGATCACCCGCGGCAAGGGCATGCGCTATGCCGGCATGCCCGATCTCGACGATCTTCAGGCCTGGCTGCCGCCCGCGGGCGTCGAGCACCTGGTCTTTATTCAGGACGGCGATTCCGACCCGCGCAGCACCCGCGCGCAGCTCCTTTCCGGGCTGCGCCGGGCGCGCGCCCGGGTGCCGTCCGTCCAGCGGATCTCCATCGTCCATGCGGGCGAGGGCCGCGATCTGAACGACGTGCTGATGGGGGACGACACATGACAGACGATCCGCTCGACCGGGTCCGCGGCGCCTTTGCCGCGGCCGACGATGTCGACATGGGCGACATGCCCGAGCCGGATGCCCCCGAGGCCCCCGAGACCGAGGACCGGGGCGGCGCGGAACCCCCGCACCCCCCTGAGGGCGGCACTCCCGACGATCCTCTCGGGCCGGTCCGGGCGGCGGCCGAACAGCCGCTGAACGACTATGGCAACGGCCAGCGCTTCTGCATTCATTTCGGCGAGGATCTGACCTTCGTGCCCCGGGTCGGCTGGTTCGTCTGGACCGGCACCCATTGGGAAAAGGACCCCGACGAGCTGGCCGTCCGACGCAAGGCCCAGCGGATCTGGGCGCTGATCGAGCAGGAGGTCGAGTTCCTGGAGCCGACCAAGGCCGAGAGGAAGGTGATCGGCGAGGAACGGGATCTGCTGGCCCGCCTCGCAGCACTCGAGGCCCTGCCCGAGGCCGAGCGCGGGACCGGCCATGACGAGGAATGCGGCGGCATCCGCGCCCGGCTGAAGTCCATCGAGGCGATACTGAAGGACCGCAAGTCGCTGATCGGCCGCCGCCTGACCCATGCCAAGAACGCCGGAAACAGCGGCCCCATCGGCAACATGATCGACCAAGCGCAGCCCGCGCTCGCCCGCGCCTACGAGGATCTCGACGCTGATCCGCCGACCATCAACACCCTCTCGGGCACCCTGCGGTTTTCGGCGGCTGGGGCCGAGGGGATGTCGCCCGTGGCCGAGATGCGCGTCCAGTCCGAGCACCTCCGCGAGGACCTGCTGTCGAAGATCATGCCGGTCGCCTATGACCGCGCCGCGAAAGCCCCGCGCTGGGACGCCTTCCTCGAGGAGATCCTGCCCGACGCCACCGTGCGCGAGTTCGTCCAGCGCTGGATGGGGCTCTCGATGACCGGGATCAAGATGCAGCGCCTCGCCTTCTTTTATGGCGGCGGCGCCAACGGCAAATCGGTGCTGGTCGACACCATCGCCCGGGTGCTCGGCCCCTATGCCGCCACCGCCCGGATCGAGTCGCTGACCGGCACCAACCGGCGCGGCGGGGGCGATGCCACGCCCGACCTGATCCCGCTGATGGGCGCGCGTTTCGTGCGGACCTCGGAACCCGACGAGGGCCAGCGCCTGCAGGAGGGCCTGATCAAGGAACTGACCGGCGGCGAGCCCCTGATGATCCGGGCGCTGCACAGCGATTTCCTGGAGTTCTCGCCCTATTTCAAGCTGACCATGAGCGGCAACCACAAGCCCGAGATCCGCGGCACCGATGACGGGATCTGGCGCCGGGTGCTGCTGGCGCCCTTCGATGTGCAGATCCCCGAGGACCGGCGCGACCCGGACCTTGCCAACAAGCTCTGGGAGGAAGCCCCGGGCATCCTGAACTGGCTGATCGGCGGGCTGACCGACTTCCTCGAAGGGGGCTTGCGCCCGCCCGAGCGGGTGCTGGAGGCCACGGCCGAATACCGCGAGGAGAGCGATCCGGTGGGCGCCTTCCTGACCGAAAGCGCCATCGTCACCGGCGCCGAGGATGATTTCATCCATTCCCGCGACCTGATCGAGGCCTTCAACTTCTGGCTGGAGGATCGCGGCGAGACCCGCTGGGGTGGCCGGACGGTCTCGAACCGGCTCAAGCAGAAGGCCAGCCGCTGGCGCCATCCCCAGACCGGCAAGAGCTTCATCCCCGGCAAGCGCGGGGCAACCGGCTATCGCGGCATTCGTCTCACCGACGAGTTCAGGGCGCGGATGGCCGAACGCCTCTCGAATGGCGCGGGCGCCCCTGTCGACGAGCCGTTCTGATGCGCCCCGCCCCGCACCCCGTTTCCGATCCATCGGAGGCTTCGGGCCGTCCGACCGCCCCGGATCACCGGCCCGACCGGCCCGAAACCGCCCCTCACGGCCCGAGACGACGGCGACCACGGGGCGTGGGGGTGCAAGCGATATCAACGGCTTGCACGGAAAATCTCGGCCGGAACGGCCCGAACGGCCCGAGATTTCGGGGTCCGCGCGTGCGCGCGAGATAGAGGGCAGGATCATGAGAGACCCCATTCTTGCGCGTACCTTTGATTTTCAAGCCGTTCAGGCCGTTCAAGCCGTGGAAGAAGAAAAGAAGCAAGGAAAGACAGAAGGTTACGAGGTGATCGGCGCCCTGGAAACGGCGCGGATTTCGGGCCGCGCCGGGGCCGTTTCAGGCCGGTGGGGCCGTATCGCTCGAACCGAGAAACAACATACGGGGTCAAACCCCGTCAGGAGCCACAAGATGCAGGAGCGCGCGATGATGCTGGACAGGCAGATGCAGAGGCAGGGGCAGCGGAAAGGTCCGATCCGGCGCGCGATGCCGGTGCGCGCGGCGCTGGAATGGGCCTTCGGCGCCGAATGCGCACGGCTCGACCACGACGAGATCGAGGCGGTCGGCGGTACCGGCTGGCGGCCCTATGGCATGGAATATGTCGCCCTCGAGCACGCGCGGCTGGGCACCCGGGTCGACACCAGCCGCGGCCGGTCCCGTCCGCATGACGATGCCGAACTGATCGCGACGGTGGTCCGCAACACGCTGCCCTGGTACGCGGCGACGCTGGTCGCGGATCTTGCCCGCGCGGGCCGCACGCCGGACTGGGTGCCCGACGCCCGCCCGCGGCTTCGCCCCGCCGAGTGGCAGCAGAACCAGCACCGCGCCTATGGCCGGGCGAGCGACAGCGCCGAACTGTCGGACGGCTGGCAGCCGATCCCCCGCCGCAACCGCAAGGGCGTGATCGTCCACGACCGCGCCCGCTACACCCCCTGCGTCTGGGCGCCGACCCTCGCCCAGATCGCGGCGGCGCGTCGGGCCTATCTCGACTGGTGGGGCTATCTGCTGGAGGTGCAGGCGGCGCTCGGCGCCGCCGATCTCGTGCGGATCTGCGTCACCGGGGACATGCCCCCGATGACGCCGTGGGGTTGACACTTGAAAGCTCAAAACCGCAGTTTTAGCGGGTTTAAGTTTGAAGGAGCATTGCAAGTGTTTGGCTACGAGCGAAGCTACGGCACAGGGCGATTTGTTTGCGCTTTGATAGAGATCTTTGGTTGGCTGCTCGTCACTCTGGGGATCATCGCATCCATCGTCGGATTTGCAGTTGGTGGTGGCTTCGAGCCCGGAGGTTTCGGATCTTCCAGCGGTTCGGTCCTCCCAAGGTTTCTTTCGGCAGCACCTGGGCTGCTGACAGTCACAATTGGCCTGATCTCGATCATGCTGACTCAGCAGACAAAGGCTATCCTAGATACAGCCGAGATGACGAGGGACCTGCTTGCGATCTCACGCGACAGCACTCATGGCAAATACGGGACGCCTTCGAAGAGGATCGGGGACACGCCAAGTCTTCGACAAGAACCCCAGCTCAGACGCTGCGAGCCTTCGGGCAACGAAGATACAGCAGGCCACAAATAGAGCGAGGGAAATGAGACCATGTTATCAGACTATCGGAAACAACGCCCGGTTCGTCTATCGTCCGCGCGCAGAGCCAATAAGCCTGGCTCCAGCCATTGAACACCAGAAAGGAAGATCTGTTTGCGCGCTTTGACCGTCCTCTTCGCCATCGTCCTGAGCGGCTGTGCCTCGCAGGTTCTCAATAGCTATGTCGGCAAGCCGGTGACCGAAGCGATGCTGGACTACGGCGCCCCGAGCAATGTCATCGATCTCGAAGATGGACGGCGGGCGTATCAATGGACGATCCATGATACCGGCACGGTTGCGGTTCCGACGACATCGACGGCAACCGTCTATGGCGCGGGCGGCACCGCAACCGCGTTCGGGCAATCGACATCCTACGTGCCGTATTCCGAGACGTGCGTTTACACCCTGACGGCATCGCAACAGGGTAAGGCGTGGATCGTCGACGGGTTCCGGAAGCCCAGACTTGCGTGCGAGTGACCTGGAACCGCCACGCCCCTGGAAACAATTTTCTTGACGAGTATCTGCCCCCGTTGACATAGTGCCGTCACCCAATTTGCGCCCGGAGCGGATCCCCCTGCTCCGGGCGCTTTGCGTTTGCGGGAGGTGCCGATGCCCCCAAGACTGACGGCGATGCCGCCGCGGCTGGCGGCCCCTGCGCCCCGGATTGGGGCGGTGCCGGGCGATGCGCGGGCGCAGGATCGGGAGCGGGACCGGGTGAAGCCGTGGCGGGCGTGGTATCGCACGGCGCGGTGGTCGAGGCTGCGGCGCAAGATCCTCGCGCGGGCGGGCTATGTCTGCGAACAGACCGGCGTGGCGCTGGTAGGGCGGGCGCCCGCGCCCGACAGCGCGGTGATCGACCATATCCGCCCGCACCGGGGCGACCCGGCGCTTTTCTGGGACGAAGACAACCTGCAGGCCGTCTCGAAGGCCTGGCATGATGGCGCGAAGCAACGCGCGGAACGGGCGGCAGGCGACTGAGCCCGACAGCCCCACGGGGGGGTGGGTCAAAACTCCCGAAGCCCCGGGGTTAAAGACCGGCGCCTCTCCCAGTCGGAGATTTTTTTCCCGATGACAGACGATTTTTCCCCCGAGCCCGGGGCCGTGGATCTCTTCGGCAACCCGGTGGAGCCGCTCCGCGACCGGCGGGGGCGGCCCTGCTTTCGGAAAGACAAGGCAAATCAGGACTTTGTGGCCGCGCGCCGGGCGGCGGGCTGGTCGCATGAGATGATCGCGGTCGAGCTTGGCTGCGATGAGAAGACGCTGCGCAAGTATTTTTCCCGCGAGTTGCAGCACGGGCGGCTGATGGTCGAGGGCATGTGTCTCGACGTTCTGATGAAGCGGGCGCGCGAGGGGCACACGCCGAGCGTCCGCCAGCTGCAGGAGCGGATCGACCGGGTCGCGCCGCCCGCGCCAAAGCCCCGCGCCGAGCCCGAGGACCCGAGACCCGAGCCCAAGGGCAAGAAGCAGGAGCGCCTCGAGGCGGCGGCGCAACCGGCCGAGGACTACGGGTCCCTCTATGACCGGATTCCCAGACAATGACGGGGGAAGCCAAAGCCGCCAGCTGGGCCGCCTGCCCGGACTGGTGGGAGAAGCTGCAGGCGGGCGAGACGCCGATCCCGGACCTGGCGCTGGATGCGAACCTCGCCGATGTGGCGGTGCAGCTCTTCGACAAGCTGGTGGTGCCCGACGTGGCGGGCCAGCCGACCATGGCCGAGGCCGCGGGCGAGTGGATGCGCGACATCGTCCGCGCGGCCTTCGGGTCCATCGATCCCGCGACCGGCGCGCGGCAGGTCGGCGAGATCTTCAACCTGGTGCCGAAGAAGAACGGCAAGACCACCAATGCCGCCGCCATCGGGCTGGTCGCGCTGCAGATGAACACGGTCCCGAACATCAAGGGCGTGGTGGTCGGGCCGACGCAATCGGTGGCCGATACCTGTTTCGGGCAGATGCAGGCGATGATCGCGGCCGATGAGTGGCTTTCCAAGCGCTTCCGCGTCGACGAGCACAAGAAGCAGATCACCGACATCTATCCCGACCCGGCGACGGGCCGCCCGATGAACGCCAAGCTGAAGGTCACGAGCTTCGACCCGGCGGTGACGACCGGCGGCATCCCCGCCTTCGCCATCCTCGACGAACTGCATGTGATGGCCGAACGCCACTTCGCGGCCCGAGTGATCGGCCAGATCCGGGGCGGCATGATCACCAACCCCAGATCGCTGCTGGTGATCATCACCACCCAAAGCGAGATCCCGCCCCAGGGCGTCTTCAAGGCCGAGCTGGAATATGCCCGGAAGGTCCGCGACGGGGTGATCGCGGAAGATGTGCGCATGCTGCCGGTGCTTTACGAGCTGCCCGAGACGATCCAGGGGGCGAAGGACGAGCCCTGGAAAGACCCCGCGCTCTGGGCGCCGGTGCTGCCGAACCTCGGCCGCTCGATCACGGTGGACCGGCTGATCCCCGAGTTCCGCAAGGCGGTCGAGACCTCGCCCGAGGAGGTCGCCCGCTGGTCGAGCCAGCATCTGAACATCCAGATCGGGCTTGGCCATCACCTGGGCGGCTGGACCGGGGCGCATCACTGGCTGGCCGCGACCGAGCCCGCGCTCGATCTCGAGGCGCTGATCGAGAGTTCCGAGGTCGCGACCATCGGCATCGACGGGGGCGGCATGGACGATCTCCTGGGCCTCGCCGTCCTCGGCCGCCATGCCGTGACCAAGCGCTGGCAGCTCTGGCGCGCGGCCTGGGCCCATGAGGTGGTGCTGTCGCGCCGCAAGAGCATCGCGGAAAAGCTCCGCGATCTCGCGGCCGAGGATGCGCTGACGATCTGCGCCGAGGGCGAGGCGACGCGCGATATCGAGGAACTGGTGGCGTTGGTGCTGAAGATCCACGAGGCCGGGCTTTTGCCCGCGCGCGGCGGCGTCGGGCTCGACCCGGAAGGGGTCGCCGCCATCGTCGATGCGCTGCAGCTCGCGGGCGTGCCGCATGAGACGCTGGCCAGCGTCACCCAGGGCTACAAGCTGAACGGCGCGATCAAGGGCACCGAGCGCAAGCTCTTCGACGGCTCGCTGATCCATGGCGGCCAGCCGCTGATGTCCTGGTGCGTGGGCAATGCCAAGACCGAACCGAGGGGGAACGCCGTGATCGTGACCAAGGCCGTGTCCGGCGCGGGCAAGATCGACCCGCTGATGGCCGCCTTCAACGCCGTCTATCTGATGAGCCTGAACCCCGAAGCCGCGCGCCGCGACCTCTCGGGCTTTCTCGACAATCCGGTGATGGCGATATGATCGGCCGGGCGACGCAGGGGGCTTTCCGTGGCGCGTGGCAGGGCCTGCGCCAGGCGCTGCGCGAGGGCGAAAGCGGCTGGGAGGTGGTCTCGACCGGTTCGCCCGACCCGTTCGCGGGCCTCGGGCGGCAGAGCAAGGCGGGCCAGCGGGTCTCGGCCAGCTCGGCGCTGACGGTCTCGGCGGCCTGGGCCTGCGTGAAGGGCAATTCCGAACTGATCGGCGCGCTGCCCGTCGCGCTTTACGAACGCGGGGCCAATGGCAGCCGGGCCCGGATCGAGGCGGATCTGGCCGGGATCCTGACCCTCTCGCCCTCGGCCGGGCAGACCGCGATGGAGTTCTGGGAGGCGCAGGTCGCGCATCTGCTGCTGCAGGGCAATGCCTATTCCGAGAAGCTGACGGTGGGCAGCCGCCTGGTCGGCCTGCGCCCGCTCTTCAACGTGCTGCCGGTCCGGCGCGACGATGGCCGGTTCGATTACCGCGTGACCGAGGACGGCCGGACCCATGTGCTGCCGCCTTCGAAGGTCTTCCATGTGCGCGGTTTCGGCGGTGGCGACGGGATCGGGATGAGCGCGATCCGCTTCGGGGTGCAGAGCTTCGGCTCGGCGCTTGCGGCCGACGAGACCGCGGCGCGGGTGTTCTCAAACGCGATGATGCCCTCGGGCGTGATCGAGAGCGACCAGACCCTGACCCCCGATCAGCGCGCCCAGCTGGGCCGCATGCTCGAGGCCTATGTCTCGAGCGAGAGGGCGGGCAAGACGCTGGCGCTTGAGGCGGGGCTCAAGTACCGCCAGCTGCAGATGAACCCCGAGGATGCGCAATTGCTGGAAACGCGGCGCTTCCAGGTCGAGGATGTCTGCCGCTGGTTCGGCACGCCGCCCGTGGTCATCGGCCATGCCGCCCAGGGCCAGACCATGTGGGGCACCGGCGTCGAGGCGATCATGATGGCCTGGCTCCGCACCGGCATCAATCCGCTCCTGCGCCGTCTGGAAAGCCGGATCCTGAAGGATCTGATCCCGCCCGCCAAGCGCGGGCGGTGGTTTGCGGAATGGAACCGCGAGGCGATGCTGCAGATGGACAGCAAGGCCAAGGGCGAGTTCCTGTCGAAGATGGTCGCGGGC